CAACAAGATATATCTAACTGGACATATGAAACAGATCCAACAGCGTATAAACTAAAAATGTTTAAGTACGCAATTGAACAACTGTTGAATAAAAATAATTTAAGTATTATTGTTCCAGGTCTTAAGTTTATGACCAAGGATATCACTACATCTGTTGGCAATCAGGTTGCTATAGCAATCTATAAAAATGAAATAGTAGATGAAACTACGAATCCTATTGACACAAAAAGATCTGGTAATTACATAATGTTATCAAAAAGACATGTGTTTAATATTGTAGATGTAAGCCATACAGTTCAAATCTCTTGTGCAAGAATTGCTAATAGAAGGATTACATAATGAAAGGATTAGATACAAACTTTTATGGTGATAATTTTAGGTGGTTTATCGCACGAGTTGTAGATAACATGGATCCTGATAAACTAGGTCGTGTTCAGGTACAGATACGTGGTATTCACTCTACTGACCAACAAGAGATCCCTCAATCATCTTTACCTTGGGCATCTACAGTTCTACCTACAACAGAGGGTGGAACATCTGGAATCGGTAAGATACCTAAGTTATTACCAGGTGCATTAGTGTTCGGTATATTCTTAGATGGAAAAACATCTCAGCTTCCATTAGTTCTTGGTCATTTAAACCAAGAGGAGAGTCCTACATTACAGCAAAGAAGGCGGGCTGCATTAAATCAAAATGCACCTAATCCTTCATTAGGAGCTAACGGTGGTGTAGATGGTACAACAGTTCGTAATGATGTAAAGAATCTGGATTTAGATGATAATGCCTCTTATACAATAGCGCAACGTAGATTAGGTGCCATGATATTCTTTACTGATAATGGTTATACACCAGCCCAGGCTGCAGGTATAGTAGGCAATTTAGAAGCAGAATCTAATTTTAGTACAGTCGTGGTGTCTAGTGTTGAAGGTGAAACATCACAGGGTATTGCGCAATGGAACCCGGATGTGGGAAGATTGCAAGAATTAAAAGATTTTGCTGCTAATAGATTAAATAGCGATTGGCGCAAATTTAGTGTGCAGTTACAGTTTGTAAAATATGAGTTAGAGAATTATGCTTACTTCCAAAATTCATTGTTGAAAAAGGCTACTAAATTTACTGGTGGTAAGGATAATAAAAATGCAACATGGATATTTTTAAGATATTATGAGAATCCACTTATAACTCCTACAGTTATAACAGAAAGAGAAGCATATGCTAAAACAGCATATGATCAGTTTACAGATAATTATATTACAAGTGCGGGGGCAGGATAATGTCATTTCAGCCTATTGATATTGAAAGAAAATTAAAAAGAATACAACAGAATGCTGGATTAGAAAGCGCTCTCAGTAAAGCTAATACCGCTATTCAACAGAATATTGTATCTACAACTAGTAAGTTGGGTAGGGCACTTGAAACGGTGGCTGGTTTTCAGGCTCTAGCTCAGAGCGCAGACGATGTTGTAGAGAGCATTGCTAATTCAAGACCTGAACAGTTAATCGGTGCTTTTGCAGTTACACAACTTACTAAAAATGTGCCTGGACTCAAAGGTAAATTGGTGTTAGAAGTTGGGGATGACCGTACTGATCTGAATGCAGTAACAGGTGGAACTGTTCAAGATGGATATAATCAAGTACAAGTTACATCATCTGATCCGGAAGCATTATTATACCACGTGAAAAAGACAACTAATGCTACAGATGCACAACTACGTACTGTATTAGGTCAGGCACAAAATCTGCAGGCTAAACAATTTGAGTTATTTGAAACAAGTATTAACGATCTTATAACTCCTATGATCGGTGCGGTAAGTGGAGTATTTGCTAGCTTTAATAAATTTAGAGCTGGTTTACTTGGCGAGTTTTCAAAGGTTGTTATTGGAATTAATAATGAATTAAATAAAGGTTTTGGATCTATTATAGAAAATGTTTCTGAAGCTCTTACAGGTAATGGTAGAAGTATTGTAGGATCATTAACAACTTTAGGTGGTGTTCGGATTACCTTGCCTGAATCTGATATGAGTTTTGTTCTAAGCTTAGTAAGTGAGGGTACAGAGACAAAGATAAACCAAGCTGTAGATTTTTTGACTAAGTATTCTGATCTACCGCCAGGACAATTAAGAGATGCTTTACGCGGTATAGATAACAGAGCAAGTAGTAATATTGTTACACCTACTGGTAACATACCCACAATCACTAATAACATTGATACTGGTGCCAAGACCTGGGACTTTGCAAACACGCCAAAAAGCCATAACTTCTCTTATGTCTCATCGATGGAAGAATTAGAGGTAGATTTAAAGAGTATCACCAGAGAAATAACAGAGGTTATTGTGCACTGGACAGAGCATTTTAATAACCAAGACATTGATGCTGGTGATATTCAAGATATTATGAGTAGAAATGGTGATTCTATACCCTATCATTATATTATAAGAAAAGACGGTTCATTACAGAGAGGACGTCCCACAGTTTATGAAGGTGGTTCTTTGAATAATAATCATGAGGACTATTCAATTCAAATTGCATTTGTCGGCGGTATCAATGCTCCTACTGGTACGACCAATCCTAAAAGATTCTTGTCAGCCGATTCCTTGACAAGCAAACAAATACAAACATTCCAGCAGTTTTGTATAGCATCATATGCAGCAAGACCAGGAATACAAATTATGGGACATAATGATATTGATAGAACTCAAAGAGATCCAGGATTTGATGTAATCATTGAAATGGAAAATCTATTTGGCAAGAAAAATGTTTACGATAATCCATCAGAACAACCACCATATACAAGAGCAGAACTCATCAAAGTGAAGGTTTGATATGACAACTACAAATCAAAATTTAGATACAAGTCTATCTACATCTGAGGGAACTACACAGTCTCAAGGTGTCAGTCCGGACAACAGTGAAGAACCTACAGCTCAGTATCCGAAGTCTGAATACTTCTTTAGTTCTAATTTGAACTTTGCTGCAACAGGCGCAGCACGTAATGAGTTGTACACCGGTGGTGGTGACCTAGGTCTTTCATTAGGTCTAGCTCCACAAGCACCATCACAATATCCACACAATCAAGTCTCTGAATCAGTATCAGGTCACATCATCGAAGTTGATGATACACCGGGTAATGAACGAGTTCTAATTAAGCACAGAACTGGATCAGGTGTAGAACTAAGAAGTGATGGTACAGTTCTAGTCACATCAACTAAAAATAAAGTTGAACTGACTGCAGACGATCATACAGTTGTTGTTGAGGGTGAGGGTAATCTTGTTTATAAAGGTAACTTAAATTTAAAGGTTACTGGTGATTTTAATATTGAGTGCGCTAACTTTAATGTAAAGTCTAATGGTAACTACAATATGGATGTAAATGGTTCTCATAGAACTAAGGTGGGTGCATCACTTGGTGAGACTGTCGGACAAGGCACATCTAGAACATCTGCAGGTCAGGTTGTACATACATCGTTGGCTGGTCTATCAAATAACGTTAAAGGTACATTTAGTAACAACGTAGATGGTGATGCTAATTATGTGGCTAGTGGTAAAACTATAATGACATCTGAGTCACAATTGAATATTTCAACACCAGACTTAAATACGGTTGCTACAAGTCTATCAATGTTTGGTTCTACTGGTACTATTGGTGGTCCAGGGATTCATGTTAAAGGATATGAAGGTGACTTTGAAGGTTCAGTAGCAGCCCCAACATTCTATGGTAATCTTGTAGGCAAAGCTAAATTTGCTGCATTGGCTGATAAAGCATTGGGTGCAAATACTGCTGGATCCGCTCCTGGTAGTAGTGGAACTGCTAATTATCCATCAGAACCTGGTGAACCATCATTTGTTCAACCTTCGGCAAGTCTTGTAAGCACATATTTAGAAAAGTCTGATAATGGTATTAAAATTGTTTCAATCGATGATGGAGACTTTATCAAGAAAAATATCAATAAAACAGATGTTTATGGTGGTCTATCTGACTTAAATCTTACTACTGGTTTGGTTAGATCTCGTTTAAGAGATCCTAATAACTTAGCTGTAGAGGACTTCACTACACAGGCTGTAGCTGAAGGTGTGCTGTCTGGTAACTATACGAATGTTGCACCTCCTGGTATTGGTAGGGTTGTCAGTGCAAATAGTACTCCTAAGTTTGGTCAGATTAGATTTGGTAACGTTAAGATTACTTCAAATTCAGATCCATTCTTACCAACAAATCTAGTATCTAGTATCTTACCAGATCCTGTCTATAATCCAGACTTTGCGGGGTCTATCAATTCTAATACTAAATTAGCGCCCGGTGTTTCTATCGCCAAGTTCTTAGGATCGACCGGACACCCTACTAACTTAGGTTTCATTAAAGATGAACAACAATTACGTCAGTTAGCTCGTCAATTATATCTACAAGCTGAGGTGATGCGTTCTATTGCAACGAACAAAGCTGCGTTTTCTGATTATAGACTGATAGTACAAGAGGGTGTTTATAGACCAGGGCCTGCAGAAACAGCGAGTGGTTTAAACCTATTAAAACTCAAAGGTCAGGCCGTAGTTTATGACCTCGTTGATTTAGACGGTAGATCAGATCCAGCTGTCATATTTGACTTGGCTGAATACTGGAAAGACACATTACTATTTGACAAAATGATTCTATCATATGACACTTATGATGCAGACAAAGAATTAGACGCACAGCTCATTATTATTATGCCAGAGATTAGTGATAGTTGGGTTGGCAGATTTAATAGAACTGTAGAGACTCAGTTTAATGGTAATAAGCTGTCTCAGGGTGAATTAGTAGAATGTACAACCACACCTGTTACTACACAATCAGCTACTTCAAAAGTAGAATTACCTACTGGAGTAGGTGGTAAATATGGACTTAATTTACTTACAATACATAATCCTCCTGATCCACCAATTGTAATACCAATTGTTGATACATTAGCCGGAACACATCCAAATATGAGACCCGGTGCTTTAGAAACTATGAAGAATCTACTTAATAATGAATACGCTAGAATGCAGGACTTTTACGAAGGCCCACTCACTATTAATGATGCTCTTGTTAAGGAAACAACAAAACGCGTTGGCAATACTTCACAACATTTTTTTGGTAGAGCATTAGATATCGGCATAACAGGTCTGAGTAATGGACAAAAAATAAAATTAGTTGATGCAGCACTGAAAGCTGGATTTAAAGGTTTTGGATTTGGGGAAAATATTTTACACGTTGACACTCGTCCCACAAGTCTAGCTGGTGTTCCAGGTGGATATAACGCCTGGGATTATACTGAAGTTGGTGATTCGCGTTGGGCCGGTAAATCATTTAATAATTACTGGAATGGTTATATTGAAAACCGTTGATATAAATAAAAGAAAAAGATTTGAGTAATGGCTACAACAAGAGTTCTATCAAAAGAAGACGGCAATTTAAATACTAGTACCCTCATTACTAGTAGAAGTCGTCTTTATTCTGATATCGATCTAACATTTACAGCCAAACCAAATGGCGAGATCTATAAGAAGAGAGATGCAGCAGCTGTAAAACAGGCTGTAAAGAATCTTATACAAACAAACCATTTTGAGAAACCATTTCAGCCAAGATTTGGTGCTAACATTAGAGAGTTTCTTTTTGAACTAGCTTATAACGATATTAAAACTGATATAAAAAGCAATATTATTAGATCTATACAAACATATGAGCCTAGAGCAAAAATATTAAAGATTGACGTCAACACTAGGCCTGATGAAAATAGTCTAGACGTCACGTTAGAATTTCAAGTAATCAACACTAAAGAGATTGTAGTGTTTACAACAGTTATATCAAGGTTAAGATAACATGGCAACAACAATAGCTTCAACCGCTTTAGATTTTACAAATATCAAAAATAATCTAAAGACCTACCTAGCTGCTAGAGAAGAGTTCAGAGACTACAACTTTGAAGCCTCTGGTCTTTCTAACATCCTTGATGTGTTAGCTTATAATACGCACTTCAACTCGTTGATTGCAAACTTTGCACTTAACGAATCTTATCTGAGTACTGCACAATTAAGAAGTTCTGTTGTGTCTCTTGCCGAGGGAATTGGTTATATTCCTGATACTGACACGGCAGCACAGGCTACAGTTAATATTAGTCTGTCATCATCAGATGCTGGTCGTGATGCTGTTATCTCATTGCCTGCTAGAACAACATTTACAACTTCAGTTGATGATGTAAACTATACGTTCCAGACAATTGAAACATATTATGCCACCGATGATGGTACTGGATTCTATGAATTTGTAAATGCTAATGGTTCAAACGAGTTACCTATCTATGAGGGCACTCAAAAGACAAAGACATTCCTAGTTGGTGAGTATGAGGATAATCCTACATATGTAATTCCTGATGCGAACATTGACGCTGATACTGTAACCGTACGTGTCTATGAAAGTACAACAAGTTCAACATTTGCTGTTTACACTAACATTATTAATGCTACAACTATTAATGCTCAATCGACTATTTACATTCTAAAAGAAGCACCAAACGGTTACTTTGAACTCTCATTTGGTGACGGTGAAACATTTGGTGTTGCCCCAACAGCAGGTTCGAAGATTGAGGTCTTATATCTTTCTACAAAGGGTGAACCAGCTAATGGTGCTACATTATTCACCGCTGCAAATAATTTTACAGGTGGTGGTATTACTGATGCAGCTGTTACAGTTACGACTGTTACAAACAGTGTTGGCGGTGAGATAAAAGAATCTATCGAGTCTATTCGTAAGAATGCGCCATTTCAGTATGCAACTCAAAATAGAATGGTGACAGCAGCTGACTATTCATCTCTTATTCTTCGTAACTATTCTACACTGATTAAAGATATCAAAGCCTGGGGTGGTGAGGATAATACAAATCCTGAATTTGGTGCAGTCTATGTCTCTATATTATTTGAAGATGATGTGACAGCCTTAACTCAAGCAAACACTAAGTTAGGTATTAGGCAATTGTCAGATGACCTAGCTATTATATCATTTAGACTTAGATTTGCAGATCCGGTAACTACATATATTGAGGTTCAAAACTTCTTTGACTTTAATCCAAAACTAACATCATTGACAGTAAATTCTGTACAATCTAACGTACTAGACATTATATCTCAGTACTTTACAGATAATACAGGTGGTTTTGACCAATCATTTAGACGTTCTAATTTGCTTACACTCATCGATGAATCTAACCCTGCTATCTTATCATCTAGAGCTGAAGTAAAGATGCAACAACGATTTGTGCCTACAGCACCTTCAATCTCTAGCACTATTGAGACGCTTACTAACTTTACTATCCCTAATGATGAACTTAATAACGCAATCAGATTAATTTCACAAAACAGTTATAATGCTGCAGCCTCCTTGATTTCTCAATATTCAACTAGTTCTTATGCTTCAATCAGAACCTCTATTACAGCTATTGCTAATGATAGTACATTTACATTAAGATTCCCAACAGCCATTGCTGCACCAGATGATGTAAACTTAAGAATTACCAGCTCATCATTTGTTTATGAGGGCGTTTCATGTAGGATTCAAAATGCTTTGAGCAGCAACACACTACAGATTATTGCAAATGCGACAAATGACGTAATTGTCGATAATTTGGGCTCATATGCTGCAACGACAGGTGTAGTGACATTGACATACTTTACGCCTTCATCTATTGTTGGCTCGGTTAACTATATCAAACTATCTGTTGTACCAGCTAATCAGAGTTCTATTGCACCAACAAGAAATAACCTGCTTGTTTATGATGCCGATGCTTCTGGCGCTACTGCAATCACAACCACCGCGAATGTTTAATGACACAACTAGATAAAACACTCAGAGATAATAATAGACGGGATTTAAACCTTCAGAGATCTGAGGTTACAAATGTATTACCTGAACATTTTATCGATGAATATCCGAACATCATTACACTTCTAGAAGCTTATTATGAGTGGATGGAAGAGACAGGAAATCCAGATCAAAAAGTAAGAGATCTATATCGTTCAAGGGATCTAACACAGGTTGATACTGATCTTTTGCAATACATTGAAGATGAGATTCTACTAGGTCAAGCTTACTTTGGTGGATTTATCAACAAACGTGAAGCTTCAAAGTTTTCTAATATTCTTTATAGATCTAAGGGCACTCGTTATAGTATTCAACAGTTTTTTAGAGCTTTCTTTGGCACAGACCCTGAAGTCATATATCCTAAGGAACAGGTTTTCAAAGTTGGTCCACTTGTAGACTATTCTTTAGATAGTAGTAATGCTGCAGGTGAACAAATTATATCGAATGCATCTAAGATAGGTGCTGAGTCACAGAGATTTTTGACTGACGATAAACTATATCAAGTATTAGCGATTCTAATTAAATCTGATATTCCCATTGATACTTGGAGAGAAGTCTATAAATTATTTGCACACCCTGCTGGAATGTATCTTGGCGGTCAGGTTCAAATTGCATCTGTAAACGCAACGGGTGTCGACACACTCATGCCTGAAATTGCTAAGGTTGTTTCTACTGACGTTGTTACAACTGGTGAAGCTCTGTTCGATCTTACCAGTCAGCCTTCTGCAGATCTTACAGGTCTTATCGATAGTGCTAGCACAACTTACCGTATCGATCTACTACCACTTGATTCTGATCAGACTCTATCTGAACTTGATAGTAGCTATCCAAATATTCTTACTGCTCTATCACCGTCACTACCGACATTCGATGATAATGATTCTGATGGTACAGCAGTAACAATGGATACAACAAGAAGACAACAAACTTTGGATCAGGATTGGTATGATTCAATTGGAACCTACTAAAACTATTATAAATACTCTTAAGTAAATTGAGGAAACCCTATGGCAAGGCAAAATGTTAATACCGGCTCAGCTGCCAATGACGGAACAGGTGATACACTTCGTACGGCTGGTACTAAAATTAATGAAAACTTTATTGAATTGTATTCACAATTGGGTGGAGGTGACTCTGGTACATCACTTACAACTGCTGTTAGGTTAGTCGACAGCGGTCTAGAGTATGTAGGTGTTACAAATAATTCTGTACTTACTCATACAGAGGGTGCCTCAAAACTAGTATTTACTTTACCTGATTCAGAGGGTGCAGTTGTTGTTAGTAGCGCAACTCAAACACTGACAAATAAAACTCTTGATAGCGCTACATTAAATAATCCTATATTAGATGGTATATCAATCAATGATACAAATGCTAGTCACACTTATAACATAAAACCAGGTAATTTAACATCAAAAAATATTAATATTAACTTACCGGTACTTGCTGATAGTGATACATTAACATTTAATGCTCAGACCCAGACATTAACTAATAAAACACTGACATCACCAAAAATTGGTACAGCTATTCAAGACGTGAATGGTGCTGAACTATTGAAGGTTACAGCTACAGCTTCTGCAGCAAATGAACTAACACTAGCAAATGCTGCTGCTGGCAATAGACCGACTATTTCAGCAACGGGGACTGATACTAATGTAGGTATTAATATAGAGAATAAAGGTACAGGTGTAACTAGACTTGGTAAGATAGCCTATGCCAGCGCGCAGATGGATTCCTCTGGTGATAGAGACATGGAAAGAAATACGTTTATTGTATTGAATCCAACATCGCCACAAAACTTTATAATTAGAGATGGTAGTGTTAGTGGTGAATTAAAGATTATTCTAAATAGAGGCACAGCGACAGCAACTCTTGAAGCAGATTCGGGCGCTGGGGTTACAATGGCAGCTGGTAATGTCAGATTAGCTCCAGATGCCATGTCACAGTTTATTTATGAAAGTGTTGAGAATAAATGGCATATGATCGGTACAGACTCAGCCGGTAACGGCATAGCAATAGTTTAATGAGATAAAAACATGGTAGCAATAATTACAGATAGAGTTAAAAATCAATTAGTAAATTCTCTTCTTACAGAGTTTGAGGATTCTTCTAATCGATATTACATTGCACTTGGTGCATCTGAGGCTTGGGACAGTACTGATACTCCACCTACTCCCACAAATACAGAACGTGAGATTCGTCAGTTTAGATACAAAATGCAGTCAATCAAAGCGGTACTAGACACATCTCTTGTGGTAGTACGTTATAACTGGTCATCAGGTACTCTTTATCCGGCTTATAATGATAACTCAGTTGCGCAATCCTCACGCTACTATGTTATCACAGATGAGAACAACGTTTATGTTTGTATTCGTCAAGGTAAAGACTCGAATGGTAATGCTGTTACATCGACTGTACAACCAACTAGCACATCAGCTACAACTTTGACAGAATTAGCTGATGGTTATATTTGGAAGTATCTGTACACAATTTCAGCAGCTGACGCTACAAGATTCTTGACAGCCAACTTTATGCCAGTTCAAATAATCGACTCGGCAGCTCCTGGAGATGCGTACTATAACCAGTATTTAGTTCAACAAGCTGCGACTGCTGGTCAAATCATCGGTTACAGAGTAACTGCAGCCGGTAGTGGTTTCACAGGAACACCTACTATTTCTGTTGTTGGTAATGGTAAGGGTGCGCATGCTAGAGCAGTTGTAACATCTTCAAATACTATTGGAGCTATTGAAGTTGATGAGTCAGCTGGCGGTTTCCCATTTGGTTCTGGCTATGATTATGCTAACGTAACAGTGAGTGGTGGCGGGGGCACAGGAGCGACTGTAGTACCTATCTTCGCTCCGCCTAATGGTATCGGTGCAGATCCAACAAGAGATCTGAGAGCAAGAGCTGTTAACTTTAATGTTTTGGCTGACGGTACTGAAGAAGGTGTATTCGTTACTGGCAATGACTTTAGACAATTAGCATTGTTAAAAAACCCATTACAGTATGATTCAACAGCTGCATTTACCGGTAATACAGCATTAGCACTAAGACAGATGAGATTGTCTGCATCAGATGATTTCCAAGCTGATCAAGTAATTACAGGTGGTACTTCATCTGCTCAAGCATATATAGATTATTATGATGACTCAAATACAATTTGGTATCATCAAACTGAAACAACTGGATTTACACCATTTACTGATGGTGAAATTGTTACTACAACAACAGCTACCGCTAATAGAACAGCTGACTCTGCTGCAATTGATCCAGGCTTTGATGCTTATTCAGGTGAAATGCACTATATAGATAATAGAAACCTTTCTGTTACAAGATCTGCTGACCAAACAGAAGATGTTAAAATTATTATTCAACTTTAAGGATATACTATGGTATCTCAAGTAGTTCAAAACACATTTGTATCGACCTATAAAGACGACTTTAGGGATAGTGACAATTATTACCGCATTTTGTTTAATACAGGTCGTGCGTTACAAGCTCGCGAGCTTACACAACTACAAACTATTATTCAAAAAGAAATTGAAAGATTTGGTCGTTATGTATTTAACGAAGGCTCAGTTATTACATCAAATTTGGGTACATCTGCAACAAGGTCCTTTGCTGCACATTACGTAAAGCTTGATACTTCAACAAATCCATTACCAACAGATTACGCAAGTCTAGAAAATACATTTGTTACAAATGATTTAGCAAGTCCAGTTACTGCTAATATTATTAAAGTGATTCCAGCTACTGGTGCTGATCCTGCAACTCTTGTTTTAACTTATACTGATGGTGGTGATAATAGCT